ATATTCTATTATGCAAATATAGTGAATTAACAAAGGGAAGGAATTAGCGTTCTATAGGCTTGTATGTTCTGAAGAACTTTTTCTGATTGAAATTAGTTTTCTTTTTCTCTTGCTTAAACTTTTGAGCTGCAAGGAGTGCAAGACCAGAACTGATCGTAAGGTCAAACTTGGTACGATTATCTACACGGAATCCGATCCAATCTTCCAGGGTTCTATTTAGAAACATTTTACCCATTTCTCCAGTCTGTTCATTTATACCTACGTGAGTGTGAATATAAGCTTCGATCGCCTGGGCATGAGCCTGGATAACATCTTGACTGTTAGATGGTATACCCTTTGTCTTTGAACCAGTGCTTGAAGTCTTTAGGTGTTCTGGCCTTTCCATTAGATAATTATCATATCCCCTGGATTCGAAGTACCTGGCAATACCGTACTTGTTGTTCTCGATCAAAACCTGGTAACCGTAAAACACAGAAGCCATCAATATATCCTCGTAGAAGATCCTGGCCATTGGCGGCCTACTGGCATATTCAGCTACAAACATATTTGGAGGAGCTGCCATGCTAAACTTGTTATACATATGACACGCACCTTTAGATCCACGACCGTCTACAGTTGCATCCAGATCGTAACTATCGACACCACCAACTCCGATGTGTGTATTAGCTGGAGTTCTTTTTCCATACACTTCTTTCTGGTTATTTCGATCTCCAGGCTTCGGCATCCAGGCAACGTACCAACGTCCCTGGGCATCTGGATGAAACAGCACCTCGCTATCTGGCTTTCCATCTTTCCAGGCAAAGTTTCCTCTGATCACTGGGTTGGGAAACAGATCCTGGTTATGCTCGATCTGCTCGTAGATCTTACCAATGTTAAATGTCGAGCTTTTGGTAGAATCACGAAATGCTTCGTCCTCTGTAAATGGGAACTGTCTGATCACCTCGTTCAGCTCGTAAACATCCTGGCGTAAAGCTTCACGTTCATTCTTCAAGAAAGTCTTTGCTCCAATATCAATGAAATCACCCTCTATAGTTTCTACTGGTTTCTCTGGATCTTCGATTACTGGATTACCGTACTTATCAAAGAATCCTTCCAGGGCTTCGTAAGCTGGAATAAAGATCTTGTACAGACCAGTCTTTGTACGTCCGTTTGAGTTCCTGGTTTCTGGATCAGAATCGTAATACATATCACGGAATTCTTTTCCGCCTTTGTCCAGAGGATTCACTGTGGATCCGACCAGGGCTTTTCCAATAACCTTACGACCTACGATCAAACACGTACGTTCGATCCGCCAGGCTTCTCTGATGTCTGTAGGTTTCTCCCACTTACCAGCTTCATCCAGGTAAAGGATGTGCAGCTTCTCACCATCGTATGCGTTGTTGGTTGTATTCTTCCAGTTGATCACCGTATCCAGAGCTTCACCTACCTGGGCTGTTTTGTTCTTCTTTGTGATCCGTTTAGAAGGTTCACGGAATGCCAGCTCCATACGTGGGTTTGTTGTACCGTCCTGGATAGGCTTGAAGAAAAACGGATAGGATCTAAACGTGGGTATCACCTTTTTCATGAAGATGTTTTCCTGGGCATCTTTACCAGTCTTGCTCTGGATCCCCAGGAGCTTTTCTTTAACCTGGGTTCCTTCATCTACCAGGATCGTGCTTGACATATTGGTATAACCAGAACGTCTACACTTCGTATAGATCTGGCCCAGGGATCTTGGATCAAACTCACAAGCTGCAAAGTGAAGGAACAGTCTTCTCTGGAACTCCAGGTAGTATCCATATCCAATGTCGATCTTGGACCACTGTAACATCATGTAGTGTCTACCAGATATGTAGGTAGCTTCACCGTTGTTCATGAACCATACACCTTCTCTTCTTCTGCGGAACTCCTTCTCGATGTAAGCTCTATATCTTTGACGGAATTCTTTTGGTTGTTCTGCCCACTCATCCATGGATCTGATCCTGGATAGATCTGAAGGCATCGGTGTGCGCTGCCAGTGCTGATCCTTTTTCTTTAGATCAGAAAACAGTATCTCTTTCTTTGCTGGCTTTTTCGGCAGCTGGATCAAGATCCCAGAGATCTCAATAACTTCTCCTTCCGTATCATTCAAGCATATGTTGACTACAGATTCGTCATACCCCTCTATGTTCTTCAGACCAGCCATCTATTTTATTTTTCGTATTTTACTTTAAATTAACATTGCCTATGAAGAAAGTATTAGCTATTGCTCTACTATTTATTCTGTCGGCTTGTGCTACAAGTGGCAGTTACTCTGTAATGAACTGTGCTGTTTCTGATTGTCAAATCACAGCTGTTCATCACCACGCTATTTACTAAAGCGTTCGGCAAAGCCACCAGAGAAGTCTTGTTGTTCTTTTATGTCACCAGTCTCCTGGAGAGCTTTGATCATTTCTTCCAGACGTTGTCGTTCCTGGATCAATTCCCTGGCATCAACTGCTGTCTGTTTTATAGCTTGAAGCTCTGCTTTTCTCTGTGATCCAGACAGCTCTTGATCTACTGGTTTCTTGATTTCCTCGATCATATTATTGATCGCAGATTCCATAGACACCAGGAGACGGCCAGCTGCATCCAGTGTGGTAAACTTTTTAGATCTCGGCATACTCCAGGTCATCAATTAGCATTCGCCATACCTTGATCCCATCGATGTCCATTTCGTAATCACTATTCTTACTAAAGTATACAACATCTCCAGGCTTCAGATCTTCTCTTTCCAACTCTTTAGAACTGGCATACACACGTCCACGATCGTTAACCACATCTTCTTGTACAATCTCAAGTACAGAACTGGTTACTTTCTTGCTGGATTCCATTGGCTCCAGGAAGATCCATTGACCGATCATGTGTAGACCGTCTTCGTTCTTATACGCATGGCCCAGGTTAGCACGTCCACCATTGGGAACGTATGGCACCAGGTACAGATCATCGCCCAGGTAGAATGTATCATTTAGTGCGATGGTATGATGAAAGTATAAAGTATCTCCTGGCTTCGCACCAGTATCATACTTTGCTGGAGTTGCTACGATCTCGGCTTCCATTACTCGGTTACCGAACTCGTCAAATTTACTTACCAGCTCAAGTTTCTTTTCACCCATTTGAATGTGGGTATTAAACTTCTCTGGCATCTTGATGATAAACTTATTTGGGGATCTCATTCTATTTAAATTTACAATCATATTCTACTACACAAGGCATTCCCTCCACGCTCTTCCAGAGCATGGTTCCTTCATAGTTCTCCATGTATATTAGGTATCTCGCTCTGGAGAACTGGTGCATATATTTTTCGTCCAGGAGTATTGCAGAGACTTTACCGTCCCCAGCACGCATACCAACATAGTATGCCATGGCATCCTTCGGATTGATGCCTACAACGATCTTTCGTACGATGTTCATTTGCTTTCATTTAATTTATATTTCCTTGATCACCAAAGTTCTTGATCCACCATTCGATGGTTCCTTCCTTTGGATCTTCTTCGTCATACATACTATCCAGTACAGACTCAAATCCCTGGAGTAGTGATTCTAATTCGTTACCGTCATTGGCTGTAGAAGTTACACCAACAACCATTTGAGTATCATCATTCACGTACACACCAGTACACATTACCATCACAACATCCTCTGGACGTATATCGTAATGCTTGGCTTTTTCTTCAATGAGATCACGGACCTCCTTTCGTAGATCAAAAAGGAAGTCTCGTACGTGTTGATTTTCTTTCATGTTACTTTATTTGTTGAACCTCAAAGTAACTGGCTGCCTTCAAGGTACAACCAGATCCAGAAGCTTTGTACTGGAACTTGAGTTCATCAGCACCTCTAAAGTAACCAATATATTCCCAGTGATCAAAATAAGTACCAGCAGCTGACTTTTCACGCTCCACTTCAAATACAGTTGAAGTACCCTTGAGTAGTTTGAAGGTCAATGTACGGGATGCGTTTGTAGTGACAGTTTGAGCTGATAAACTAATACGGTACACACCGTCAGTGTTTACAGTAATTTCTGCTTGTCCTTCTTCCAGGGTAAGCTCACCTCCAGATCCAAACTGGTAAGAAGCTCCGTCAGCATCATTGTCCACACCAGCAATTGTTGGAACTGCATATGAT